TACTGGGCGTTGGGGTGGTGATGACAAGATTAACCTACAGAACTTACCAAGCCGTGGGCAGAACGCAGGTAAATTAAAGAAGGCGATACGTGCGCCTGAAGGGTACGTGATTATTGATGCTGACTCTGCGCAGATTGAGGCGCGGACTTTGGCGTGGCTGGCTGAACAAAACGATTTAGTGGAGGCATTTAAGAATGGCGAAGATGTTTATAAAAAGATGGCCTCTGCCATTTATTCCAAAGCGGAGAATGACGTTACTAAAGAAGAGAGGTTTGTTGGGAAGACTACCATCCTTGGTGCCGGTTATGGCATGGGCGCACAGAAGTTTCAAGATCAGCTCAAAACGTTCGGTACGGATATTTCACTTGGAGAAGCCCAGCGGATTGTTTCGGTTTACCGCGAGACGTACCCTGCTATTCCAAAACTTTGGACGGCATCGTCGAAGGCGTTAGATCGAATCTTTGCAAACAAACCGTATGCCTTAGGTAGGAAGGGTGTTATTGAAGTAGATATAGATAACTTTGGGTTCATACTTCCGAACGGATTGCCTTTACGGTATGATGGGTTTGCTAAGATAAAGCAAGACAGTAGGGATCAGTACGTCTACAGAACTCGCAAAGGCGTAATTAAAATCTACGGTGGTAAAGTGGTAGAAAACTTGTGCCAAGCAATAGCAAGGTGTGTCATAGCAGAGCAGATGTTAAAGATCAGTAAGCGATATAAAGTCGTACTTACTGTGCATGATGCCGTGGCCTGTATTGCCAAGAAGGAAGAAGCCGAAGAAGCACGAGCGTATGTGGAAACATGTATGCGGTGGACTCCAGACTGGGCAGAGGGCTTACCATTGAATTGCGAATCAGGAATGGCGGAGAGTTACGGTGACTGTTAAATACACATGGTCGTACAGCGGTATCAATTTGTTCAAACAGTGTCCGCAAAAATACTATCGGCTAAAAATAGTAAAGGACACCATAGAACCCCCGCAGGAGCACTTGCTATACGGCACTGCGGTACACCTAGCTGCTGAAGAATATGTGAGGGACGGTAAGCCAATCCCAGAGAAGTATGGGTTTATCAAAGAACAGTTGGATAAGCTGGTAGCAATAGAGGGTGATAAGCATTGCGAGTATGAGATGGGGTTGACACGGGAGTTTGAGCCGTGCGGCTTCAACGATAAAGAAGCGTGGTGGCGGGGTATCGCAGACTTGATTATTGTTAATGGGGACAGAGCATTCCTTATTGATTACAAAACAAGCAAGTCCGCGAAGTACGCCGATACTGGGCAGCTAGAGTTACTGTCGTTAGCAATATTTAAACACTTTCCAGAAGTTAAAAAGATCAAGGCAGGGTTGTTGTTTATGGTGTCCAAGGAGTTCGTTAAGGCAGAGTATTCGACTGATGACAGTAAGGGGTGGGTGAAGTGGCTGCAACAGACTCATCGATTAGAATCTGCTATGCTTACCAATGTGTGGAACGCTATTCCGAACTTCACTTGCAGGAACCACTGCCCTGTTCTAGATTGTCTGCACAACGGTAAAACCAAATAACGCAGGTAATTACTATGCCCTATACGAAGAGTCCTAGACCTTACAAACACGAATACGAGATGGAAAAGAAACGTAAGGAACATCCTGACCGGATGGAACGCCAACGTGCTCGACGTGCTTTGGACAAGAAGGGTGTAGATCGTGCGGGTAAAGATGTATCACATAAAGTCGCGCTAGCAAAAGGTGGCACTAATAAAGATGGGTATTATCTAGAAGCACCTTCAAAGAACCGCGCACGTAACGGACATAAGAAGGGCGAAAAGTAGTAACAAGACTGGGGACTGGAAACGGTTTAGCTCCGTTTCAAAAAGTTGACCCTCCTGTTGATAACACACGCTGCTTTATGCGAGCAGTCTTCAGTCTTGTTGGTGCTTACGGTTAGATATAGTGAAGCGGGATGGGTTTTGCCATGGACGCTGTAAGTATCAACAACCTTTTGGTTAAAGTGAAAACCTCACTTTAGCCTGTTTTGCCTTGGGGAAGAAATTGCAAATCATAGAAGATAAGGCGTTGCTACTAAAAGTACGCGAGCCAAAACGCATCACAGAAGTTATACCGAAAAGCAAGATACTTGAAGACGGCAGAGTGCTAGTCAAATGGGGGCTGGAGGAAGCGCAAGTATTAAAGAACCTACGTATTAAAAACGTTCCTTCTCCTATAGTTGCGCACTATGATTGGCCCGGCCTTCATAAACCGTTTGACCATCAAAAAGAAACCTCGGCATTCTTAACGCTTAATAGAAGAGCGTTCTGCTTTAACGAGCAAGGTACGGGCAAGACGGGTAGTGTGATATGGGCGGCTGACTATCTCATGAAGTTAGGGGTTATCAAGCGAGTTCTTATCCTGTGTCCTCTATCTATCATGCAGTCGGCATGGCAAAACGATTTGTTTAAATTCGCAATACATCGTACCTGCGCTATCGCCCACAGTCATTCCAGAGACAAGCGTATTAGTGCCGTGCAGAGTGATGCTGAGTTTGTTATATGTAACTACGAAGGGCTATCAATTATTAAAGAGGCGGTGGGACAAGAAGAGTTTGACCTTATCGTTATTGATGAAGCGAACGCCTATAAATCTGTTTCCACGCAACGTTGGAAAGTTCTGAACTCCGTAATAAAGCCAAGCACTTGGGTATGGATGTTGACAGGTACACCCGCATCGCAGTCACCAACAGATGCCTATGGGCTAGCTAGAATCGTTAACCCTGCTGGGGTGCCTAAGTTCTTTGGATCGTTCCGTGATCTTGTAATGCAGAAGATTACAACCTTTAAGTGGGTACCTAGACCGCGCTCTGAAGATGTAGTGCATCAGGTGCTACAACCCGCAATACGATTCACCAAGAAAGAATGTCTTGACCTACCAGATATAACTTATGTCACAAGGCAGGTGCCGCTTACACCACAGCAGATGAAGTACTACGAACACTTACGTAAACACATGGTGGCAGTAGCAGCAGGTGAAGAAATCACAACGGTGAACGCAGCAGCAAACTTGAATAAATTACTACAGCTTTCATGCGGTGCGGTCTACTCCGATAGTGGAGAGACAATTGCTTTTGATTCATCTAATCGGATGGAAGCGTTGAAAGAAGTTATTGATGAAGCAAGCCACAAGGTGATTGTGTTCGTGCCGTATAAACATAGCATCAACATAATTACCGAAGAGCTAAAAAAGTCTGGATACTCTTGCGCAATCATTAACGGAGAAGTACCCGCAGGAAAACGCACGGAGATATTTGATAAATTCCAAACAGAAGATAATCCACGTGTGTTAATAATCCAACCACAAGCTGCATCACATGGAGTAACACTAACCGCTGCGAATGTAGTAGTCTATTGGTCTCCTGTGATGTCTGTAGAAACGTATCTACAATGTAACGCACGTCCGCACCGCGCAGGTCAACGCAACCCCGTCACCATAGTGCATCTGCAAGGCTCCCCTGTAGAGAAACGTATGTATGCGATGCTTGAAGCGAAGATTGATATTCATTCGCGTGTTGTAGATTTATATAAAAATATTTTAGAAGAAGATTGACAGTGTATAATTATAGGTATAGAGTGAAGTTGTAGTACTACTTGGAGAAAATAAAATGGAAGAAACAAAAGTAATACCAACTGATAAGTTGGTGAAGACGTATATTAAAATACGTGACGCACGTAAAGAGCTATTTGACAATTTTGAGCAAGAAGATAGCAAGCTTAAGGATGCATTAGAGTCTATTGAGCAAGAACTTCTTGAGGCATGTAAGTCAATTGGTGCAGACAGTATACGCACTGAGTTCGGTACCTTTACACGTTCAGTAAAGAAGCGTTATTGGACAAATGATTGGTATTCATTTCATGAGTTCGTAAAAGAGCACGAGGCATACGGGGCTATGGATTTATTGGAGAAGCGCATTGCGCAAACCAACATGGCTACGTTCCTTGAAGATAACCCCGATTTGCATCCTCCGGGGCTTAATGTTGATAGCCGTTACACGGTTGTCGTTCGTCGTAGTAAATAAGGAGAAATTTGTGAGTGAACTAACTCTGCTAAGTAAAAGTCTTCCTGCGCACTTACGCGCTGTGGAACTAGATGCTACAACTAAAGCCCTGATGGGTGGCGGTGGTGGTGATTCAAAACGTATCTCTATTGAGGGTGGCGTATGGCGCATGATGGTCAACGGCAAAGAAGTTACCCAGAATGAAGAACGTTCTATGAATGTAATTGTCGTGGCGGCTGCACCAAAAGTCTCACGTATTTTTTACGCAGGTACGTATAAAAAGGGTACGGTTATTCCACCTGACTGCTGGTCTGCTGAAGGTGATGTGCCTGATCCAACGGCAAAGAATGCGCAAGCTAAAAAATGCTCTGAGTGCCCACAGAACATTAAAGGCTCTGGTCAGAACAATAGCCGGTCATGCCGTTTCCAACAGCGTTTAGCAGTTGTGTTGGAGAATGATGTTGCTGGTGATGTATATCAGCTTGTGTTGCCTTCAACTTCAATTTTTGGTGCTGGTGAAAATGGTAAGTGGCCTTTGCAAACTTACGCCAAGATGGTTGCAAGCAAGGGTATCCCTATCACTTCGGTTGTTACTGAAATGCGTTTTGATACAGCAAGTTCAACTCCTAAGCTAACCTTTAAGGCTGTGCGTTATTTGGAGACAGAAGAGTTTGAACAAGCTCTTGAGCAAGGCACGTCTTTAGCGGCTACCAAAGCGATTACTATGACAGTTGCTCAAACAGATGGCGTTAAGGATGTATCAGAAGAAGTTGAAGAAGCCGCTGCACCTGCGGCAGAAGTTGAACCTGTTAAACGTACCAGCAAAAAAGAAGAAGCACCCGCTGCCAAGAAGGACGTGAGCAAAATCTTGGAAGAGTGGGACAATGAGTAATGGGTACTCATTTCGATTTGCTAAGACTGTTAATTCTGCTGACACATCAAAGCTAGGCGTAGTGCTTGGCAACCTTTGCATAGAAAAAGATATACCGGCTATGGACGTAGCGGAGTATTTTGGCGTTACCCGCGCCACTATCTACAATTGGTTTAAGGGCGTTACCAACGTTCCTGCATCACACCAAGAGGCGGTAGCAAAGGTTGTCAAGGATTTGTTGAAGCGTAAGTCTTAGTGCACGGGTTAAGGAGGCTAGGGAGCGCACCCGAAAAGGGTAGTTCGCCGTCACTATCCCTGCCTACCTTATTTTAAAAAGACGGTGAATCACGAGGCGGCTATGCTATCGAGGACGGACTTTCTTTCTCTGGTTTTACCACCCACAGGCAACTACTGTGTGATGGGACTAAAGAAAGACAAAACACCAAAACAAATATTCGTACCTACAGTTGAAGATATAGACAGTTACGCAGACGCGCTTGTCCATCGAGGATATGACGCATACTTTGCTTTAGCTTCTTTTATAGACGAATCAGGGCGTACCAACGCTAATGCTGACCAGCTAAATTCATTCTTTCTTGATCTAGATTGTGGGTTGGGTAAACCGTATGCTGATCAAGGCGAGGGACTTACTGCGCTTAAAGCATTCATCAAGACTACTGGGCTACCTAAGCCTACAGTCGTAATTAACTCTGGGCGTGGGATACACGCATACTGGGTAGTCGAGCAACCACTACCTAAAGTTGAATGGAAGTCGTTAGCCGAAGGGCTTAAGGCACTGTGCGTTGCACAGAATCTACATGCTGACCCCGCAGTAACGGCTGACGTTGCGCGTATCTTGCGTATACCGGACACACTGAACTTTAAAGATATTGAGAACCCACAGCCCGTCAAGATACTGATGCAGGGTGTACGGGTTAGCGTTGATGCCATACGTGAAAAGTTAGTATCAGAAGAGCTTCAGATAGCGGGGACGCCGCCGTTTAAAAGGTCGATAGACCCTACGACGTTAGCATTGATGGGAAACTATCAGGCCCGGTTTAAAACGATACTCATAAAGTCGTTGCAGGATGAAGGCTGTGCGCAGCTTAAATACATTTATGAGAATCAAGGAGAAGTAGAAGAACCATTATGGCGAGCCGGACTATCTATAGCGCAGCAGTGTGTAGATGCTGAAGTAGCGATTCATAAGCTTTCTAATAAGCACCCTGATTACGATAAAGGCACAACTATCAGGAAGGCGGCTCAGACTAAGGGGCCGTATACGTGTGAGACATTTAAGAAGCTAGCGCCAGCGGCATGTATAGACTGCCCATTAAAGATTACTTCGCCTATCCAGATTGGACGGGAGATTATTGAGCCAGATGGTACGCCGCAAATAGTAGAGGCTCTTGAGCCTGTTACAAAAGAAGTTCGTACCTATGAAATACCTGCATACCCTTTTCCATTTTTTCGTGGCAACGTAGGAGGCATATATCGCAAGGCGAATAAGGATGAAGAGAACGATAAAGATGAATTGCTATTCCCGTATGACTTTTATGTAGTGAAGCGGTTGTACGACATAGAAGATGGTGAGTGCGTAATGATGCGGCTGCATTTGCCCAAAGATGGTGTTCGTGAATTTATTATGCCGCTAAGAGAAGTAATATCTAGAGACAAGTTTACCGGCAAGATCGCTGAGTATGGTATTGCCGTGTTAGGAAAAAAACAGGAGAAACTTATGCACTACACAACAAGATGGGTTGAAGAGTTGCAAGCTATTGGTAAAGCTGAAGTATCACGCAAGCAGTTTGGGTGGTTGTCGGATGACAGCGCATTTATTCTTGGAGACAAAGAAGTTAAGCACGACTCGCTTGAATACAGCCCCCCATCGTCCGCTACACTGCCGTTAATACCTGCGTTTGGTACACGTGGTGACTTGCAAGAATGGAAGAACATTATTAACCATTACGCCAAGCCCGGCCTTGAGATGCGAGCATTTGCTTTCTTCATGGGGTTTGGTGGGCCGCTATTGAAGTTTGTAGGTGGTGGATTCTTGAACGGCTTCTTATTTAATTTGATCAGCCCAAACGGCGGTACAGGTAAGTCAACGTTGCTACATGCCATCAACAGTATCTGCGGCAACCCAGAAGCATTGATGATGACCTACAAGGATACGCACAACTTTCGTCTGCATAGGTTTGGCGTATTACAGAACATCACGGCAACGATTGACGAGTTGACCAACATGAAGGCTGAGTTGATGTCTGATACGGTGTACGACATTACGTCTGGTATTGGCAAAGGTAGGATGTCCGGCAAAGCAAACGTGGAGCGCATTAATAACACCACGTGGAAACTTCCTGCGGTGTCTTCTTCTAACAAAGCTATACGAGATATTCTACTTACCATCAAGGGTTTTCCTGAGCCGGAACTACTGCGCATACTGGAGGTAGATTTGGTGAACGACACTAGCATGGACGCTATCCAAGCCAAGAGACACTTTGGTAAGTTAAGTAGCAACTACGGTCATGCTGCGGTGCCGTATCTGCAATATGTTATGACACACTTGCCGGAAGTGATAGATGCGCTGGATAAGTTGATGGAACGTATTGACCGCGCTGCCAACATTACAGGCAACGAGCGGTATTGGTCTGCTGGGTTAGCGATTGCTTTGATGGGTGGCATCATCTCCAAGAACTTAGGACTGCACGACATTCCTATCCAGCCGGTGTTTGATTTTGCGATTGGTATGATTAAGGAAAACCGCCGCAAGAATAAAGACTCTTTGTTTAGCGCAGAAGATTTCGTTGGTACATTCTGTCAGCAGTATCGGGAGGGCATGCTTATAATTAATGGTAACGCAGACAAGCGCACTGGAATTGAATTGGGGGCTATACAAGAGCCACGTGGTGCTTTGGTTATGCGTTACGAACCTGATACCGGCATGCTGTACATTGCCTCGCGGTCTTTTAGAGAGTATTGCACCAAGCTCCAGATGAACTTCGATGCTGTGCTAGACCCGTATAAAAAGTCTAAAGCCTACGTAGAACAAAAGCGCAAGCGTATGTTTGCAGGTACACAAGCTGATATCGCACTGAATGTAATGTGCTTATGTTTTGATACCAATAAGATAGACAGCTTCATTGAGAATAAAGAGGCACTGTTAAATGCTCCTCCTTTCCAATCTATTGACCCATATAGAATGGGAGAAATTTAAGCTGGGCACTTCCTTCTTTATTCCATGTTTGGATAGGGGGGAAGTGGAGAATTACGTTAAGCGGGAAGCTACGCGCTTGCGCATGGAGGTTGTTTGTAAGGCAGTTGTGGAGAGAGGAAAATATGGGTTGCGTGTCTGGAGAACAGCGTGATATATTTGCTTCGTAACTCCCTCACTTCTCCAAGGTACTGAGGTTCCCCCCGCCCAGCGCGGGGGTTTTTTTACATACCAGCCATACCACGCAGTCTAGGTAAGTTGTACGCTAAGAGTAATTCTTTCTCTTGCTTTAAAATCTCATCCGTTTTTTCCCGCTTTAAATCTGGGGGCATCTGTGGGTCATTAGCAATTATGCTTTTGAATTTACGTAAGTTAGCTAACTGCGTCTCAGCTTTGTGCACAATACCTTTCAT